CGAAGATGTACCACATGAAACTATCAGCGGTAAGTGCTCCGTTGATTACATCATTGGCGTTAATAGTTCGGGTGTACTCAACGCTGGCATGCGCTAAGTCTAATTGGGCTTTGATAGTAGTACTGTTCACACTACCTCTAAAGATACGCATCTCTAATGTGGCAGGGTTATTGGTATTAACCGCTGAGTATCTATCTGTATGGAAATGGGTACTCAACTTATTCTTAAAGGAACGGATTTGTTTTATCTGCCCCATTCCATGGTCGTCTTCGATTCGGTTGCCATACTCATCACGCACCCAATCACGTTGTATTACATCTGTGAACTTAGCCCATTGGTCGGATGAACGACCTGCTAACTTCTCATAGAACTCTTGATTAGAATACACAAGGTTGAGGAATCTGTGCGTATGCGCACCACCGCTAAACCCTGTGCGTGAGATGTGGATGTGCAAGCCACAGGTATTCGTATCCCATGCCTTGACCTTGTAAGGGTCATTGGTACGCAACTGTTCTAGCGTATCCCATAACTCTTGCGCCTCATTCTTGAAGAAGTCATGAGACATAGGATGTGTGACTATCTCGAAGCCATGATTGAGAGAGCCGTCACTCTTGAGATAGGCTAGGTCTAGTGCTTCCAATCGGTAAGCATACTCGGATGCTAGTTCGTAGTTACGACCAGCCTCTACCTCTACCTCTATGCCAAAGAACAGGCGTTCATTCTTATCGGTAGAGTGGAAGATAGCATCAGGTCTGTAATTGTAATCGTGAATGAGACGATTACTACTCTCTGCGCAACTATCGCATCCGTCAGCGTTCCATTCGTCGCAATCATCACAGTAGTAAGCATCCTGAGTACAACCCTCACACCATGATTCTCCTCTGTCTGTCATGTAACTTGTACCGAATGAGTTGTACTCACTACATGATTCGCAGTAGTAAGCACGATTCTCAGTACATGGTTCACACCACATCATGCGACCATCTATCTCATAGAAGGCGTCATTAGTAGTACCTACTTCATCACACCTTTCGCAAATCATACAACAATCGCTACATACAATAGAACTGTCGTAACTTGTGAAGACTACATCATCAGTTTCAATGTCGGTACTACACACCGCACATTCGTGAACTGATTCATCAACTTCATCTATCATTGCACTACCCTTCTCGTTCGTTTAACCGAACAGTCTTACTCGTTGCGCTTTGCAACAAGAGTATTCTATCATACGGATAACTTGCTGTCAATCATGGCATCATTCATGCGAGAGCGAATCTCTTGCATCTCTGATACCAATGCCTTGAAGTCATTGCGCTTGTGGTTCTCCTCTTGCATGCGCAAGGCACCCATAATGGCATGCCACTCACGCTCAGCCAATTCAATGGTAATCATCTCTGATAACTCATAACTGTCTCAAAGACGACATCATCAAGTTTTTCTATTAGTTCTTCCCACTCTAGTTGGGATAGGTCATGCCCAAGAATCTCTTGAACAAGGTCATAGTCGAGGCGGGATTCCCACAATGTGTTTGTGTCGGAAATTTCTGCCACCAGTTCATCTGCCGTTGGGTACATTAGCGCACCTTCTTGCGGATAAGTTTAGCCACACGAAGAACAACGATAACGCCTAGAGCAAGTAACCATGTGCGGTGAGGCAAGAATACATCACCAAAGTAAGTGGTGAGGTTGATACTCCACTCGCTTACCTCTAAGTTGAATAGTTCCATTTCATACCTTTCGATTCGTTCGGTTAGCCGAACAGGATAACAATTTGTTATCACGCGCTCACCGCAAGACTCGCACTTGCGTAACTACCTTTCGTGAGCCACCAGCCTAACACCTGCCCAAATCAGGGTAGGCTATCCGCTTAAGGCTTTAGTATAGCATGGCTATAACTTTGGGTCAAACCTCGCAATCATGTCCGTATGCGTATTCTTCACGCGTCATAAGTTCTTTACATTCAGAGCATTGAGTCATTATTGAACTGTAATTATACTCCAGCAACTCTCCTGAGTCTGTGCGTGCGTAATAGGTTTTCATACTCTCGCTCACATTGACTCCTTCAAATACTTTATTAAATCTTGCGTAAAGTTTTCATCTTGGTTGCGGTACTTACAAGATGTCATCATTCTAAACTGATGCCATTTATAGGATAGGCGGGCTTTCCATGTGTAATCTTCCATGATAGACGCTCCTAAATCTTGTGGGTTCATTGTGACTCCTTATTGGAAGCCTCGGCCATAGCCTTAACTCCACGCTGATAACGCTCTTGCTCTGCTCGCTTCTCATTCAGAATGTTGGTCTGAACTTCAAGGTGAGCAAGTAACTCATCTAGGTCAATCATGTCTTACTCCATTCTGTTCGGTTAGCCGAACGAGTTATAGTTTAGCAACAAGGCGGAAGCCTTGCTGATAGACATTAGTCTAGCATGGATAGAAGTTTTTGTCACTCCTCATTCGGTTAGCCGAACGCGTCAAATGTCGGTGGCACTTATCATTCATAGGTCGGTGTCTGCCATCATTCGTTCAGAAAGTTTGTGTTGGTTTGTGTTGGCCGAATTTTTGGGCAAAAAAATAACCCCCGCTTTCGCGGGGGCTACTTTCTTTTTGCTTATGCGTTAATCATCTTCTCCTCTAATACTGCATGGATGTCACTTACTGCATCCTGTTGCGCTTCGGTTAGTGTTGCGAAATCTAACGCTGTGAAATAGGCGAGGATGTCGGCTAGTGCGTTTTTTGGAGCCTTGTTAGGCTTGTCAGATTTTGGGGTCTGAGCCTTGTCGTTTTTGGCCTTGCGTACTGTTGCGATTTCCTTAGTGAGCGCATCAAGGGTTTTAATCTGCTCACCATTTCCCGCGCCTAGTAGGTCATAAGATGCGCTTGCGGTACTTAGTTGCTTAGCGATAGGCAAGGCGCGAAAGTCTGCATGGAGCGCACGCAATTTTGACCATGTAGGCAAGGCGGGAGCGTGTGAAGACTTCACGAATGAAGATACCTTGCCCGCATCTTCTAAACCCTTGATGAACTTCTTTTGCTCAGTAACTGAAAGGCGAGATTCCAACACCATAGTTGCACTTAGGTTTTCTATGGCCTTGATGATTTCACTCTCAGATTTAGCTGATGTTGAACACACTGAAACCCATGCGGAGGTGAGTTTAGGAGCCTTGATAGTAACTACTGATTTTGGAGCCTTAGTTGATTTAGTCATTTTGGGTAACTGCTTTCTGTTCGGTTAGCCGAACGGTGTTGTTCGGATGCCCTAATTTTAGCATGGATTCCAGTTCTGCAACACCATAGGCAAGGAGCGCGGGAGCGCGTGGCGTGAGCCTGTTCGGTTAGCCGAATGGAGCGCGGGAGCCTGAGCGCCTGAGCCTGAGCGCGGGAGCGTGGGCAGACACGCGGGCACGATGGCGGGGAGCATGGGCGCGGGCATGGTATAAGTCTGCCGACATGGCGGGCGATAGCCCTATCCATTATCGCATCACTCTATTATTTATTTTATTTATTGCCCCGTAATTCATTTATGAATTGCCCTAGTAGATAGTTGCTCATTCACAATTACTAAGCACACACAATAACAAGCAATAACAAGCATAAAACGCTATGTTTTGACCCGAGGTTTATTAAAACCGCGGTTTATTATGTATATATACTCCCATAATAATTTTCTGTTATATTTAATACCCCCCTCAGAGTACCTACTGTACTCCTCGGATAGTGTGACGTACGTCACATCGTACGCTTAACATATGCGGGTCTGGGAAAATACTTTCCCAACCCACTCGGAAAAGACCCGTTTGAACGGGTCTTCTATAGTATATAGATAATATATACGGAGTCGCTCCGTTTAAGACTCCGCTCCTCCTATATAATATATAATTTTTCGTTTTTTAATCAAAATGCCCCCCTTATGCCGTTTGTAGGGTACGTTAAATCGGCGTTATTAGATGGGACGTTACATGGGACGCAAGGCTGGAAAACAGACATATACCAAGGAAGATGCCCAGGCTAAAGTACTGGCTCTTCTAGAGCAAGGTGCTACAATCACCGCCGCTATGGCCGCCGTGGACCGTCAAGATACCGCCTTCCGTCAATGGAGCATGGTAGACCCAGACTTCAAGGAAGCCTCTGACAAGGCTCGTCTAGTAGGTAAAGGCATTAAGCAGGACTTATCTGAACTTAAGGATATGCCCTTCCACGAATTCTCAGAGCAGTTCCTAGGCTCTAAACTCTTTGACCATCAATTGGACTGGATTGACCTTATTGAAGGCAATATTCCAAGATGGCTACCCGCTGGTATGACTTATGAGCCAGGAGACCCTAACCGTGTCCTGATTAACGTGCCACCAGAGCACGCCAAGTCAACTACTATCACGACTAACTACGTGACCTACAAGATTGTGACCAACCCTAACACCCGAGTGATTATCGTCTCTAAAACACAGGGTATGGCTCGCAAGTTCCTAGGCGCTATTAAGACGCGTCTTTCCCACCCTGGCTACACTAAACTACAAACGGCCTTTGGCCCTAACGGTGGGTATAAGGCGGATGCTACACAATGGTCCGCCGACATGATTTACCTAGGTACAGGTCGAGACTCTGGCGAGAAGGACCCTACTGTCCAGGCTTTGGGCTTTGGGTCACAGATTTACGGAGCACGTGCCGACCTGATTATCCTTGATGACGTGGTGATGGGTTCAAACGCTCATGAGTGGGAAAAACAAATTGAGTGGCTTCAAAAAGAAGTAATTACCCGTCTGGGACGACACGGTAAACTTATTATTGTGGGTACCAGAGTATCCTCTGTAGACCTCTACAAGATGATTCGTGATGGTTCACAATGGACAGGTGGCAAGACCCCGTTCACATACTGTGCTATGCCAGCCGTATTACAGTTTGATGATAAGCCCAAGAACTGGAAGACACTCTGGCCTGAGACTGACCAGCAAGAAAATGATTTGGACGATGTACTTGAAAATGGATTGTACCCCAAATGGGATGGACCCTCGCTCTTTAAGCGTCGCTCTGAGGTCGCTCCGTCAGTATGGGCTATGGTCTACCAGCAAGAAGACGTCCAAGAGGACTCAATCTTCTCACCTACCTGTATCGCAGGTTCCGTCAACGGAATGCGCAAAAGAGGACCTTTAAAAGCAGGTATTCCAGGACATCCTCAACATGTTGAGAGTTATACCATTATCGGCCTTGACCCCGCTATGGCAGGTGCCACAGGAGCCGTTGTAGTTACATATAATCGAGCAGATGGACGTATCTACGTCCTAGACTGTATCAATATGACTGACCCAAGCCCTGCAAAGATTCAATCTTTGATTGAGGAATGGGTTGAGAAATACCGTCCACAGGAACTGCGTATTGAAATTAACGCACACCAGAAGGCGTATGCCTTAGATGACGACTTAAGAGCATATCTAGCATCTTATGGATGCCAACTCAACTCACACTTTACTGGCAAGAATAAATGGGACACGTCTTTTGGTGTTGCGTCTATGTCTATGTTATTCGGAAATACCAGAGATGGTCGATTCCAGGATAACAACATCATCGAACTACCAAGTAATGAAGGTTCTGAAGGTCTGAAGACCCTCGTACAAGAACTGATTACCTGGAAGCCAGATACGAAGAACCCAACAGACTGCGTTATGGCTCTTTGGTTTGCTATCATCCGCATACGCGAGATGATGCAACAGAGCAGCAGTGCATCTAAGTGGATGCAGAACAGATGGACAACTCAAGCACAAGCATCCAGACGACAAGCAGTAAATTTAGACGAAGCATTTGCGGACCAATGGTCCCAAACATACGGATAAGGAAAATAAAATGCCATCCCCAAAACCAATTAAAGAATTTAAAGAAAAAATAACAGTAAAGCCTCAATCCGTAAAGGTTGTTGCACCAAGACCTGATATAACTCGAAAAGCAATAAATGCTATGGAAACCACTCGTACAACAGTATCTAAAGATGGTTCACTTGCTAAAACCACAGCAGCACGCGTTGAAATGAGAAATGGCAGCACTAAGGCAACAGTAGTTCCAGTCCGTAGCAATCCTGGCATTACTGGCGCAGGCGCAAAAAACGTTGCTAGACTTTACAGAGGTGGCGGCATAGGAATGTTCGGCCTACCAAAGAATAAATAATTTTTTTTTTTAAAACTACGTTAGGACAATAATGGCATTATCGATGGAACAAGTAGCAGCACGCGTTGAAGCGTTGCGCTACCGCAATCACGAACGTGATGCCCGTAATCTAAGCGTACTCGCAGTTCGTAAGGGACAGATTGCATCTGTCTACCCTGAGTTCTTCCCAGAGGGTGTAGATGCTAACGTAGTTGCTAACTTTATCGACGTAGTAGCACGTGACCTATCAGAGGTTATGGCACCACTTCCAGCAATCAACTGCTCTGCTGCTAACTCCGTTAGCGACAAGGCACGTAACTTTGCTGACAAGCGTACTCGTATTGCTGCTAACTACTTCTCCCACTCTGACCTATCAGTACAGATGTACTCAGGTGCAGACTGGTATCTAACATATGGTTTCGTTCCGTTCATGATTGAACTGGACGAAGAAAGCAAGTTGCCGCGTATTCGCGTAGAAAATCCAATTGGGGCTTACCCAGAATTTGACCGCTACGGACGCTGTGTGGCATTTGCAAAACGTTACATGATGACTCTTGGAGAACTTGTCGCACAGTTCCCAGAGTATGAAACTCAAATCCTTGGCCGTGACGGCTATACACAAGACCTGCATGCGCAGGTTGAGATGGTTCGTTACTATGACAAGGACCAATCAGTAATTTACTTACCTAAAAAGGGTAATTTAGTTTTATCTCGCGCATTGAATCCAATGGGCAAGATGATGGTTGTCGTGGCGCGTAAGCCATCTATTGATGGTGAAATGCGTGGACAATTCGACGACGTACTCGGTATTCAACTTCTCCGCAACCGTTTCGCCTTATTGGCAATGGAAGCAGCGGAGAAGAGTGTTCAAGCACCAATCGTACTACCACAAGACGTTCAAGAACTCCAGTTGGGTGGAGATGCGGTTATCCGTACCTCCAACCCTGCTGGCGTTCGTCGTGTCGAATTAAACATTCCACAAGGCGCATTCACAGAAGCACAACTACTTAATCAAGAACTTCGCTCAGGTACTCGTTATCCAGAAGGACGTTCTGGTAACATTGATGCAAGCATCGTTACTGGTCAAGGTGTACAGGCACTTATGGGTGCATTTGATACACAGGTTAAATCAGCACAGGCAATTTTTGCATCTACTCTACGCGATGTTGTCTCTCTCTGCTTTGAAGTAGATGAGAAGATTTTCCCAGAAGAAAAAACAATCCGTGGTGTAGATTCTGGTTCACCTTACGAAATTACATACAAGCCAACTAAGGACATCAAGGGTGATTACTCTGCAGATGTTCGTTATGGTATGCTTGCGGGTCTTAACCCAGCACAGGGACTTATCTTTATGCTACAGGCTCTTGGTGGAGGATTAATCTCCAAAGACATGGCTATGCGTGAATTACCATTCACAGTCAATGTTACACAAGAACTTGAAAAGATTGAAATCGAAAATATGCGAACTTCACTATTAGGTGGAATTACTGCAATGGCTCAGGCTATTCCAGCAATGGCTACACAAGGCGGAGACCCATCCTCTATCGTAACTAAGATTGCGGGAGTAATTACTGCACGTCAAAAGGGTCAAACTCTTGAAGATGCAATCGCAGAAGTATTTGCTCCACAGCAACAAGTTCCTCCTGCTGGGGCGGCAACTTCTCCTGTTGAGCAGCCGTCCCCTGCTCCAGGCGCGGCTCCAGTAGGAGGCTCTCCAATGGGCGGTGGATTAGCACCTGCAGCACCTGCACCAGACTTACAAACAATTTTATCTACCCTAAGTGGTAGTGGCAAGGCTTCGGGACGAGTAACAATTAAGGGATAAAATGACAACTCTGGTAGCGATACAAGGTGACGGTTGGTCGGTACTAGGATGTGATTCACGTCTTAGTGATGAGCATGGACGTTTTCAGATAGCAAAGACTCCTAAGATTGTAGAAAACAATGGTGTCTTAATTGCTGGATGCGGTTCATCGCGTGCAAGTAATGTATTACATTATGGTTATGTGCAACCTAAGCCTACGATTAAAGAAGATTTAAATACCTACATGACGCAAAGGTTTATACCAGCAATGCGTAAGAACTTTGTAGATGCTGGTATTGACATGAAAGAGGACGGCGATGTCGCACAAATTGATGGGGGATTCCTCATCTCGGTCAAGGGGCAAGTTTTCTCGGTTTCTGAGGATTACTCTTGGGATACCGATGTTCGTAATGTATATGTTATGGGTAGTGGCGGAGATGTTGCCCTCGGTGCATTGGCAGCGTTGGGTGTGGAAAAAGTAAAAACTATTAATCAAGCAGAGACAATGGTTCGTAAAGCAATTGCTATTGCAATTCAATATGACAACATGTGCTCAGAACCAATTCATATCTTTAAACAATTTAAGTAGGAGGAACAATGGTCAGTGGAGGAAATCGCCCAGGTGCGCCACAGAACAACCCTGCCAACGTTTCAGGTACAGGCGGAGCGGGACAGAGCGGTAACTATACTGGCTTTGGCTATGGTGAAAACAAGGCATTGAATATGCAACGTCAAGAAGGAAATCAAGCCGTTGCTGCAACTAGAGCAGCGGGTGTTTCCTCAAGTACACCATATGAAGGAATTAATTTACCACCTCTTGGTACATTGATGGACCCAACTAATAACCCAGCAGAACCAATTACTGCTGGAGTAGACTTTGGTCCTGGTCCTGGCTCAGAAGCACTACCAAATATGTTTAAGAATGACGCACGGCAAAATGAGAATGTACAGATTGCCATGACATATCTTCCAGACTTAAGTCTTGCTGCGCAGTCTCCAAATGCTCCAGATTCATATAAGCGTTTTATAAACTATCTTATTCAAAATGCTAACGGCGTGGCAAATGGCTGATGTTACATTTGAGCCTGGTAGTTTCTTTGACAATGTAGACAAGTTTGCTAATTCACTTGGATATCAAAATGCAGGTATAGCAATTGAACTTGCAATGATTCCATGGAAGTCTCCAGAAGACCGCGATGCCTTTATTGTCGGAATTACAGAAGAAGATGTAAAAGGCGGGACCGAAAAAAATTATATTAAACGAAACTTTTAGGGGGTAAAGATGTCTTCATGGAATTCATTTCTATCTACTACAGGTTCTGTTCTTAAAAAACTCACAGGTGGCGGGTCTTACCTTAGTGAAGATGAGCAAAAAAGAGAAGAAGCATTTACTGCAAATGTAAGAAATGCTCTTGATAGTGTAAATAAGTCAATAGAATCTACTGCTCCAGGACGTGTCGCTAAGGCTGCGAGCAAGGCTACTGCAGACTTTCTTCTTAAAGGCGCCGTTCAATTTAATGAAAAAGTTTACTCACCACTCATCTCTCGCCCAATATCAACACTAGCATTACTAACTGATTCAAAGTCTCCCCTTTATAAGAAGGGTCAATTTGAAGAAGGCTTTCAGTTTGAAGATATTAAGAGAGCATATAACCGTAGTGAAAAAGTTTCTGCAATGCAGGCTCTCACAAAGTCAGACTTGCTACCTATCATTAATCCTTTATCTCAATTAGTCCTTTCTTCTGGCAAGATTGACCTTAATACAGTCAACTTATGGAACGATGAAAGTATTAAAAGTAACTTTGTTGACAATGCAGTTGGTCGCTGGTATACTGGCATTGGAGACCTTCTTGTAGGAAACAAGGGCATTGGTGTTGCAGGCAAGATTGCTGGCGTTGGAGTTAAGGCTATTGCAAAGCCTGCTGGCCTATACACCAAAGGTAAGAGCGTTGATGCTTTAGCAACCGATATGGAAAATGGCATTTTGCATGCCAATACTAACGGCGCTCAAGGCGCACAGACTGTTACTGGAAGCCATGTGCTCTTACTTGCTGGTACCAAAGACTGGGGCATCATTGAAGACCTAGTTACTAAGTATAGCACTAATGAGAAGTTAATTCCAATCATTCGTGAGACATCAGATGCAGGTGTTGTTAAAGATATTCTTCTTGCAGATAAGGGCAACCTTCCTGCGTTAGAGCGTTTAGCAGCAACATCAAGTGATAAACTATTTGATATGGCTGATGTTAAGTCACAGATACGCAATAAGGCCATCCAAGATGGACAACTACCTCTACCAACAGGTGAGTCTGCACTACGCTTGAGAAAAGCATTTGATGATGCTATCAATAACGACCCGCAGTTTAAAAAGATTAGAGACGCATTCTTTAACGAGAAGGGCGACCTAACTTACGGCGCAAAAGAGTTCATGCCTATTGAGCCTACAATTGGTGCTGCTGCGCTAATCAAGGGACAGGGTGTAGTTCGTAATGTAAAATCAGCAATTCGTGGTAGAGAATATGAAAAGATATCAGGATTTCTTGAGACTACAATTGGAACAACCGCTGGCGGATTAGTCATGCGTGGTGTCCGACTTGCTGGTCGCGCAACAGATTCACTTCCTGGTGGATTTGTATCTCTATCAGGCATGCGCCCAATGCAAGCACGTGTAGAACTTACTGGATTCCTTAACAACATGAAAATGTTTAGAGATGGTGCCGCTAAGGTTGAAACACAACCTGGATTATTTGAAAAGGTTTCGGTTGTTCGTGCTCGTCTAGAAGACGAATACATGAATACTCTTGGTAAAGGTTCTATTGCACAGGTAGAAGCACTTAAGTCAATTGATGCTCAAGTTGGCCGTATGCTTGCATATAAGGCTAAGATATATGACGAAACTGCAATCAATACTTATGTAGCAAAGTTCCAGATGAACGTAAGCAAGGGAATGCAGTCTGTTAAAGAAAACGGATTTGGCATTGGTTACGATGGAAACGTCACACTTGTTGAGCCTCAGACATTGCGTCAGTTTGCAGAATCTTATCGCTTTACTCCTTGGGATGATATCGAAACCCAACTTGATATTGAAGCAGCAAAAGGATTTGTTAAAGGCGCTAAGGCAGGCAATCGTGCTGGAAGAGATATTTTTGGCGAATTAAACAAGGTATGGACATTCGACGTACTTGCTCGCCCTTCATACGCATTTAAGCAGTCATTGTTTGAGCCAATCATCAGCGTTGGTCTATCACAAGGCATTGCTTTTGTAAGAGATGAAATTATTGCTGCAGGTGCCAAGAGAGCATCTAAGAATTTTTATAACTGGTCTGTTGATAATGTCAAGAAGAGAGTTATTAATAGAGCGGAATACAAGGCCGTTGTTAGCAACGTATCTGATAGGTCCCAGATGTTGCAGCAGGCTATTGCTGCCAAGAATTACGCAGAAGCATCTGTTGATGACCTACTTAAGAATGCATCTCCAGCAACAAAGTCACAGCATTTATCTGCTGCAAGAAAAGAACTAAAAGTTATCCAAGAGATTGTTGATGGCATAGAACTAGATTTGCGCGATGCAATGGTTCCTTACGGAATCACAGAGGCTGTACCAAGTATGGCAACTCTAGAGCGTAGAATCGCTTACCTAGAGGCTAACCCAGGAATTACTAAGAAGACTGCAGAAGTCAAGAAGGCTAAAGCAGCAGTTGCTAACTACAAAAACATAGTCGGCAAGATGGCAACCAACAAGAAAGTAATTGTGGATGCCGATAATGCCGTTCAGCAAGCATATGCTAGCATTGACAACGCCATTAAGGCACTTGGCGAAGCCAGAGTCAAGCAAGCAGATGTATTTGGTAAGAGCGCAAAGTTTAAAGAGCGCTACTACTCAAAAGAAAAGCATACCATTGTTCTTAATGGAACCCAACATCACATTGATTCTTTTATTGAAGAGCAGGCTGATGGAAGTGCAAATAACTTTACTGCAGCAGTACGTGCAGAAACACAGAATGCTAGAACTCAACAGATTAACTTCTTAGGAGAAATGTCTGTTGCATCAGGTGTTGCTGCGATTAAGCGCAAGATTCCTATGAGCAAGATTGGTGTAGGAGACCCTAATTACTTTGAAGAGTTGGCAGATATTGCCAATCGTCAATACCGTGGCGAGCCTCTTATGGACTTAATTTTTGCTGAAACTCCTGTAGAAGGAATTCTAAAGTGGGGTAAGTCAGCAGAAGGAACAGCATATCTTAAGGCATTTGGCATTGTTGACGAAAAGGTAGTCCCAACTTATCTTCTTGAAAAAGTAGAACTTGTCAAGCGCATGTATCCATCTTATGAGGCTCGAGCAGCCATTCTTAAGGGTGAGGTAACATCACAGCAACTAGAAAAGTTCCTTGCTCCATATGCAGAGAAGTTATATGATATTATTCCTTCTAACCACAACTACGAAGCATTAACGTTTGGCGTAAGCGGTGTTGCTACTGCAACTCAAGGTTACAACAAGATGATGACTAAAGTAATGAGCAGACTCGCAAGCGTTGAAAATCCTATTCGCGGTGCTTTGTTTGATAAGTTAGCAACTGAAAATGTTGCACGACGAGCACAGTATTTAATGGACCAGGGTATTGAAATGACGACTACCCAGTATAATGCTTTACGTCAAGGAGCAGGCCGTGAGGCCCTGCAAGAGATGGAAAAGACTCTTTACACTATTAATAACCCTAATCGTTTGATTAACTCACTACGTGGTGTTATTGCATTCCCAGGTGCAAATGCTAACGCATTTTTGCGCTATGGTCGTCTTGCAGCAAAGAACCCAGTTCGTGCAGCAGGAGTAATATCTAACTATGGTCGTGCATATACAACATTTAGTGTTGATGAATATGGCAATCCAACTAATGATATTAACAAGATGTCTCACTTAATTGTGCCTGGAACTAAAGAACTTGGTTTAGGTTCAAGAGGAGAAGGTGTTAAACTTAGCACTCAATCATTAGGTTTCCTTCTTAACCGACCAGGACCATCATTTATTACAAGCATTTCAATAGGTCAAACAATGCAGAAATTCCACAAGTCAGAGGCAGAAGTTGAAAGTCTAATGACATGGGG